TGGAACTGGCGCTTCTGTCAGCGGCTTCACCGGTGCCGACTTCAGCAACACTCCAGGCGTTGATCCTTTCGGCGTTGGTATCACCAACGGCACCGCAATGTCCACGCTTCTTGGCGAAGGATTGGGCGATAGCGCAAGCAATCCATTCGCACAGATGGCATTCAGCATTGAGAAGACCACGGTCGAAGCAAAGACCCGTGCCCTCAAGGCAGAATACACCATGGAACTCGCACAGGATCTTAAGGCAATCCACGGTCTTGATGCAGAGACTGAACTTGCCAACATTCTGTCGAGCGAAATCCTTGCTGAAATCAACCGTGAAGTTGTCCGTGTGATCTATGCTAACGCCAAGTTGGGCGCAAAGACAGGCACCACACAGACAGCAGGCGTGTTCGATCTCAATGTCGATTCCAACGGTCGTTGGTCGGTTGAGAAGTTCAAGGGTCTGCTCTTCCAGATTGAGCGTGAGTGCAACATGATCGCCAAGGAAACCCGCCGTGGAAAGGGCAACTTCATTGTCTGCTCCTCGGATGTTGCCTCGGCTCTATCGATGGCAGGCGTTCTTGACTACGCCCCCGCCCTCAGCACCAACCTCAATGTTGATGACACAGGCAACACCTTCGCAGGTGTCCTCAACGGCAAGTTGCGGGTCTACATCGATCCCTATTCGTCCATGACAACCACCCATGACTTCTTCATGGCGGGTTATAAGGGATCGAGCGCATATGACGCTGGTATGTTCTACTGCCCATATGTTCCGCTACAGATGGTTCGTGCTGTTGGTGAGAACTCCTTCCAGCCAAAGATCGGCTTCAAGACTCGTTACGGTCTTGTCAACAATCCGTTTGCAACGATCAAGGCTAACAACACATCGGTTTCGGATCCTTACAGCGCAGATGCGACTCGTAAGAACATCTACTACCGCATCGTGAAGGTCACCAACCTCTTCTGATAGATCGCTCTATCTGAAGATAGTAAATTCGGGGGCTGTGGGGAGAAATCTCCACAGCCCTCTTTCTTTTTCCTAAATAAAAGTAATGACCGTACCAAAGATTCCTGATGACATTGTTTCGGGCAGTCTCAACCGTCAGCCCATCAATACAAATCCTGCATTTGCGACCAATTATCGGTTGATGATTCCAAAAGTTCGCAACGGGATATTTTTTTGCACAGAAGTTTCATTTCCGTCTTTGACGATGGATCCCATTAAAGTTCCTGTCCCATTTTCGGTTGCCTTAAAATTCTTCGGCAATAAAATTGATCATGGTGAACTCTCTGTGAAGTTTGTCGTCAATGAAGACTTCAGCAATTGGTTTCAGATGTCTGACTGGTTTACAAAGTCTTTGAACTACTATGGATTCTTCAAGGATGGGTCGCAGGCTAGAATGATGAATCTAATAGCAGATTCGGGTCAGTTGCTTATTCTCAACAACAAAAAGTATCCTGTAGCCCGTGTATTGTTTGATGGATTGATGATAACAGGTTTGAGCAATTTGCCAATGAACTCTGCTGTTGCAGATGCACCATTCATAACATGTGATGCAACATTTCAATTCACATCATATGACATAAAGGATCCGTGATGACAACACCTGATGTCAAAAATTGGATTCCTGAATTAGAAAACTATGGTGCCTTGGGGAACAACCCAAGCAATATGAATCTTGCCTCAAGCACAAACTTCAGATTTGTGTGCGAGAAGGTTCCAAATGTCACATATTTTTGTACGGCAGTAAGCACACCAAGTCTTTCTTACACACCCCTTGTACTTAATCATATGTTTGCAGCAAATGACATTAAGTTTCCGGGTGGAAGATCGCCATCGGACATATCCTTGAGATTCATCATCAACGAGAACTTTTCAAATTACATGGAGATGGTTCGTTGGATGAGATCGGGTGTTCCCTACCGAGACTTCAAGGAAATAGTTCCTGAGTATCGTGGAAATGTGAACCATGGAAAACTGTTCTTTCTTAACAACAAGAAAAACCCAATTTTGATGATGACTTTTACGAACTTGATCCCCACACAGATATCGGGATTCACACTATCATCATCCGAATCTGAGCCGAGCGTATTGACTGCAACAGTCAATTTCGTATTTGATACTTTCAGTACCGTTAAGATTTAACCCATCATGTTGCCGTAGTCAAAATCGGAGACATCATCATCATCACCGAATTTCTTCGTGTCCATTGGTGGCATGGGTTTTGCGGCAGGCATTGGTTTTGATGGTGCCCTTGTTGAAGTTTTTGTTCTTTTATCTGTGGGCTTGACAGGGGTCATTGCTCTCTTGGGATTCATTGGTTTCGATGATTTCCTTGGCATGACATCACTCCTTTTTAATCCCTGAGAATCGGACGATCAATTCAGTTCCCCTATGCTGTAGGTTCATCAAAACCTCATCCCACCCCTTCTCACGCAAACGATTACATTCTTTCATGGTCATATGAAAGAGTAATGTGGGGGATATTTCGCTTCCAGTTTTGTAGACCATGGTCACGATGTAATCACGCTTTGAAGAATTTGGCGTGGGCATAAGAGTGTTTATGTTCCCGAGATTGGTTAAATAAGTAAGTTGAGACAATTTCATAAGATTTCATGAACAATATGAATTCCATCATTCGTAACACAGTATGAGGAGATTACCATGAAAGCAATTCTATCGATTCTCGCAAGCCTGATCATGCTCGGTGGTGGAGACATTCAAAAGGCACAGCCACAACCACAGCAAAGCATCGACACCTTCTTCGTTCAATGGAAGGGGGGAGCAGACAAGGATTCCATACTGTCAGGAATCGATGGAGTCGAAAGTGCGGAACACTATTCCCACATTCCGAACCTAACAATTGTCAACATGGACAGCATTGATTCAATGCATGGTGCAATTGCTTCGTTGAAGACAAATCCCAATATCGAATTCGTTGAGGAGGATCGTCTGTTCACAGCGACACGGCACGAAGTCATTCCAAACGATGCGGGCTTTTCGCAATGTTGGGGACATCGCAATACGGGGCAGTCGGGTGGACTCGTCAACTTCGACATGAACACCACGAATGCGTGGTCGATCACCAAGGGTTCTTCCACGATTCGAATCCTTGTAATCGAAACGGGAATACAGCAGGATCATCCCGACATCAACCAAATTACAGGTCGTGATTTTACTACGGGTGCGGTGAATGGTGTAGCGGGAGGAGGTCCAAGCAGTCTATTTGACAATCATGGCACAGCCGTGGCAGGATGCATCACAGCAATTATCAACAACTCAATTGGTACGGTGGGGGTTGCACCAGACTGCAAGGTTGTCTCTGCTAAGGTGGGTACGGCAAATACGGCAGGATCATGGCAGGGGCAGACATCTTGGACGGTGAATGCAATTAATTGGGCAATCGCAAATGGTGTCCGTGTCACCAACAACAGCAATGATTACGGTACGGCTTCCACCGCCATGACGAATGCATACACGGCTGCAAGAAATGCAGGAATTGTCAATTTTGCCAGTTCAGGAAATTCTGGAAATACAACAATGGGATATCCAGCAACTGCTTCAAGCGTGAACGCAGTAGGTGCTTCAAGTAGAAACGGGCAAAGGGCATCCTTCTCCTCGTATGGAACAAAACTTGCATTCATTGCACCTGGTCAGTCTATCTACACCACGGATCGGACAGGAACGAACGGATATGGATCGGGGGACTACACCACGATTGACGGCACATCGTTCTCATCGCCATATGCAGCAGGGGTAGCAGCGTTGATTCTTTCAGTCAATCCTTCTCTTTCGGCAGCACAGGTGGAATCGATCATGCAATCAACATGCAGGGACATCGGGACAGTCGGGTTTGATACGCTCACGGGATGGGGAATGCTGAATGCTGATGCGGCAGTCCGTGCGGCACAGCCCGTGCCTTGCCCCGCAGACTTCACAGGAGATCGTTTGGTGAATGGAAGTGATTTGGGAATTCTCTTGGCTTCGTGGGGAACAAATCAAAACGATATTAATGGGGATGGTTTTGTTGATGGGAGCGATCTTGGAATGCTACTTTCTGCTTGGGGTGCCTGTCCCTAAATAGGAATATGAAATCGATATGCAATTTTATTGTTGCGGCATTACTCGCAATTACCATAACATCCTGCAAGACGATTCCGAATGTCGAGCCGTCCACGGGAGCATCATCCGCAGCACTCAACTCGGTCGTTGACAATACCAACGATCACATTTCCAACATTAAGCGTGATGCACAGGAAATCAAGACGGATGCGGCAGGCATACTGTTGACCAAAAACAACAGTCCACAGCAGATGGTAGATAAGATTCATGCCAATGCCGAAAATATCATCGAATCTGCAAATGCGGTGGAAAAGGAAAACGGCAAACTGAAGAAGTTGTCGGCTGAGGTAATAAAACTAGAGAAGTCATTGACCAACTTGCAGATCGCCATGGACGAAGCAAAGATCGCTGCCATGGAGCGTCTATATGGATACATCACATTGTTTTGGATCATCGGCTTCCTGCTCATTGCGGCGGGTGCCGCCGTTGCATTCTTTCTGAACAAGTCATATGGTGGAATGCTTGCCCTGCTCGGTGCATTGATGCTCGGTTTTGCATCAGCATCGCATCGATACATGGATCAGATCGCCATGGTGGGGGCAGTACTTTTGATTGTCGGTTTCGTGGTTGCGGTCGCCATGATCGTATGGTCAACCGTCAACAGCAAGCGAAATGCAACAGCAGTCAAGGAAATCGTAGAAATGATTCAGATACTCAAGGAAACGATGACCGAAGACGAGCAGAAAAGAATCTTTGGTCCCGATGGAGTTGCATCCACGGTACAGTCTGACCTGACAAAGGAAATCATTGCCAAGATCAAGGAAAAGAACGGATTCAAGAAGTTGGAAGAGGCAAGAAGGCTGATACAGCAGGACAGCAAGGAAGTGCAGACTCCAAAATCCTAAATAGAATACTTCATTATAGGTAAGATCCTCACAAACATCAGCAAAGAAAAGGGAGAAACAAATGGCTAATTATCTTTGGGTCGGCGGTTATACAGGATTCACCGGAACCAACAGCGGTTGGTCTGGACAATATGGTGGAGTAACCGGAAGACAGGTATGGACAAGTGTTGCTAGCGGAGCAACGAGTTCATTTGGCGATATCTTCTATGCTTCATATGCATGGAATCTTCCACAGAACTGGCGACTTCGTGTCGGTGCCACAGCAAACCCCGGTGGATTCAATTACATTTCAACCACAAATACACCAGCAGGCGGTGATGCAGTATATTTTGGATCTTTTGGTACTGATGTGACCGGAAGTAGCGGTCCTATTAGTTCGACTGGAGGAGCAATTGCTCCGTACAATATCTCTTGTTTGTTTGGTGGTATGTCCGGAGATGGACCAACGGCGTTTAGCGGTGCTACTGGATGGGCAAATGGAACTACTGCAAATCGATATGGTAATGTTACATTCTATGTTAATTCAACATTTAAGCCAACATCCAATCCATTTGGATTCAGAACCGGAGAAATTGGCATAGGTGTTACTGGAACGAATGACCTTTCATTGCACTTCCCATTAAGAATTCGAACAGCAGATTTCCTACAGTCTTTTGACAATTCAACACCACCACAAAAAGTTGCTGTTAAAAACTTGGGTACAAGCACAAACAGCCTCCTACAGTCGAACGCAACTTCTAGTCTTATTTCTGGAAGTGGAACCTGTGTGGTGAGTGG